TGATTGTGACTTCTGTTTCACTTTCACCACCTGCTGATGCTTCGGTGTCAACGCCAAGAGCGGCTAAATCCTTGTCATCTTCACTCATTACCTCTTCAAATAACTTATTAAAAGTAGATTTCATATTATTATTTATTGATGTCTTTCTATATTTTTCCATATTTTGTTCAAAATTTTCGTCTACTTCAGCAGGATCCACATTTAAGCGATCAACGTAAGGACGTTCTGCCTTAGCTTTTGCACTCATTGTGCTTGGATCATCGACTTCTATATTATATGCTGGACCTTTGAAATCACCAGCACCGTTTGGGCCCGTTTGATCATAACGTCCAATGTCACCAGCTTTTGGATCATTTAATTGCATTGGCTTACCACCGTGTTTGGTGCTAAACTTTGCATTTGATAGTGGAGGGGTTTTAGCTTTAGGAGCTATTTTCTTTTCCAATACTACGTTCTTGGAATATGTATCCCAAATTTCTAATAGATAATTCGACATAATGATGTAAATATTTATGTCGCCGTGCCCAAAATTAAACAAAACTATTTAAATAACCCTAACCTACCAACTATAGAGTCAGAATTTGAATATACGCCAGAACAGATACACGACCTCAAAAAATGTAGTCAAAACCTGCTATACTTTGCTGAAAACTTCTTCACTATTGTATCATTAGATGAAGGTAAACAAAAGATAGATTTGTTTTTATGCCAGAAGAGAGTGTTACGCAAGATGCGTGATAATAGGTTTGTTATTTTGTTAGCCTCACGTCAGATAGGAAAAGCTTTGGCATTGGACACCAAAATACCTACACCTTCAGGGTGGACTACCATGGGAGATATAAAACAAGGCGATAAAGTATATGGTATAGATGGTAAACCTTGTAATGTTGTACATGCTCATGATATTTTAGAAAATAGAGATTGTTATAAATTAACTTTTGATAATGGTCAAGAAATTGTAGCTGATGCAGAACACTTATGGTACACGCAAGATCATTATGACAGGTGCCATAAAAGGTTACCTTCAAAGAGAACAACAGCTGAATTAGCAAAAAAAATTACAGTTTATAAAAAACACCCACAATTAAATTATTCAATACCTCACACAGGGCCCATACAATATAGTCAGCAAATTCTTCCAATAGATCCATACCATCTAGGTTTATGGTTAGGCGATGGTAGCAGACATTCACCGGCAATTGCTGTTAGTAAGCAGGATATTAATGAGACCGTTAATTGTATTAATATTAATTCAGAAAAAATAAAAATAACCGAAATTAATTATGGACATTATAATGTATCTTTTTCAAGAGCAAAATATAACAATAAAAAGTTTATGACTCATTTAAGAGAGTTAAATCTATATAAAAATAAACATATTCCTCAAATTTATATAAACTCATCAGTTGAACAGCGTCTTGAACTTATTAGAGGTTTAATGGACTCAGACGGTTGTGCTGATGGTAAAATGAATACATTCTACAACACCAATAAAGTATTAATAGATCAAATGCAAACAATACTACATTCTTTAAGAATTAAAACTGTAGTTAGTAGATTTGACCATAATAAATCTCCAACAGGTAAACCAGGATTACCATTATATAAAATATCGTTTGCAACTTCATATAGTGTTTTTAAATTACCGAGAAAAAAGAATAAACAACACATTTCATCGTCAATTCACGTAAAAAACGTTTTTATAAAAAATATAGAAAAAGTAAAATCAGTACCTGTAAGATGTATAACTGTTGATAGCAAAGAAGGTTGTTTTCTTTGTGGTGAAACAAATATATGTACTTCAAACACGACGTTAATGACAATATATGCTCTATGGATAGCATGTTTCCAAAATGATCAATCTATATTAATTGTTGCTAATAAAGAAGGTACAGCTATAGAAATTTTTAGACGTATTAGATTAGCATATGAAGAACTACCAAATTGGTTAAAGCCTGGTGTTAAGGAGTATGGTAAAACGTCCATGTCACTAGCTAATGGGTGTAGAATTGGTATCTCAACCACAACAGGTACCGCTGCAAGAGGTCAATCTATCAATTGTGTGCACGGCGATGGTAAAATAACACTTAGAAATAAGCACACCGGTAAATTAATAAATTGCACAATGCAGGAGTTGAAAGAAAAAATGAAAGATACAATACCTACAAAATTAATTTAATAAATGCGTATTTATCATATATTAATTGTTATATAATAATATGGGCCCAAACGATCCAAATATTAATAGAACTTACAATTACGTGTATAAAATAACTTGCAAAGTTAATAACAAAATTTATATAGGTGTGCATAGGACAGATAATTTGGACGACAATTACATGGGCTCTGGCACTTTGATAAAACGAGCAATAAAAAAATATGGAATAGAAAATTTTATAAAAGAAAATTTATTTTTTTATAACACGTATAAAGAGGCTCTTGAAAAAGAAAAGGAGTTAGTTAATAAAGATTTTATAAATCATGAGGTAACATATAATTTGAAAGAAGGTGGGGTCGGTAATTGCAGTTGGAATGAAGACATCAAAAAAGAAATGTCCACTGCTGCCAAAAAAAGATGGAAGTCAGTTGGTTACAGAAAAAAAATGCTTCAAGTGTTAACATCATTTTCACGACGTGAGAAAATATCAGTAAAGGTAAAAGAATGGGTCAAAAATAATCCAGAAAAGCTTAAAGAACGACAAACTAAAATAAACACCAACCCCCAAAAAATAGAAAAAACAGCTAACACTCACCGTAATATGAAAAGATCTATACAAGCAAAGATTAATATGTCTATAGCAGCTAAGAGATTAGATAAAGACGTTAAACTAAAGCGTTGTGGTAAAGGATGCCAGTATATACATAACCCAATAACAGGAGAAGTTAGACGGTACACCGGTAACGATGGTAATATTGCGTATGGTTGGTTATTAGGTGCTGGTAAAAGACAAAATGTGTCAGGGTACAAAAATATGAATCAAGGTTCAAAATTTGCTTATGATCCGGTAACTTTAATAATGAAAAGATTTCAAAAAGACCAACCCGTACCAATTGGATGGGTTTTAGGAAGACCTAAAAATATATAATTTATGGCTGATTTACTCAAACACACAACATACAAAAACGACGATTATGAAATTTTAACAGATGAGGGGTTTGTTCCGTTTGAAGGACTAATTGTTGGGCATACAGATAAAGTTGTTGAATTAGAATTTGATAACAAGTTTAAATTTATATGCACACCAAAACATAAAATTTCTATAGACGGTAAAAAATATGTGTTTGCAAAAAATTTAAAAGTTGGTTCAGAAGTTTTTAATAAAAAGAAAGTCACAAACAAACAAATAATTAAAAAAACAATAGATGTTTACGAGATACTACATTCTAAAAACCACAAGTACATTGTTGATGGCATATTAAGTCACCAATGCCTAATTTTAGATGAGTTAGCGTTTATCGAACCACACTTAGTTGATGAGTTTTGGAAATCTGTATACCCAATCGTTTCATCTTCTAAGAAATCAAAAATTTTTATAGCATCAACCGCTAATGGAACTGGCAATTTATTCCACAAATTGTATATAGGTGCTGAACAAGAAAGAAACGGTTGGGTTAGTGACAAAATTTTATGGAATGAAATTCCTGGAAGAGACGAAAAATGGAAACAAGAAACTATTGCAACAATTGGAAGTTTAGATGCTTTCAATCAAGAGTTTAATTGCGTTACCGGAAACACTCTTGTCGGTACAACTAATAATAATGACTGCACTACCGTTACCATTGAGCAAATTTGGAACAGCCCTGAAATAGAGCAAAGCAAAAAAGTATTAACACCATATGGGTATAAAAGTTTTGCTGGCATAAGACGTCAAGAAAAAGAATGCTTTGAAATACTATGTGATACCACATCATTATCAGCAACAGCAGATCATAAAATATATACCTATAAAGGTGATTTTAAAAATGTTTGTGATTTAAGTCTCGGTGATTGTTTATATGTTAAAGACGGTTTCACCAAAATTTTAAAAATAACACCAATTGGTAAACAATACGTTTACGATTTAATTGACGTTAATGATACAAAATCATATTTCACAAACAATATTCTTTCTCATAACTGTGAGTTCCTTGACTCTGGTGAAAGTTCAGTTAATGATGATTTGTTTGAAAGAATGTCTGTATATACTAGACAGCCAATGTATGCCATGGAAGACGGTAGATATCTTATTTGGGACGAACCAAAAGACGACAGAATTTATGTAGCTGGGGTAGACGTCAGTGAAGGTATAGATAAAGATGCCTCTGTTATTCAAATATATGATATAACAGATTTAACTGCTATAAAACAAGTTGCTTGCTATCATAATAATGGTATATCACCGGTAAATTTTGTCAGTAAACTAAATGAAATTTTAACACAATGGGGTAAGCCATTAGTTTGTATAGAAAGAAACAATTGCGGTGCTCAAGTCGTTGATAACTTAAGAGCCAATTTTGATTACGACAATATAGTTTCATGGGGTGCAGCAACAGCTGGTAGATCAAAAGATCAATTAGGTATAGTTGTACACACCAACACAAAGTACACTGGCATTACAAATATGCGTTATTGGATGAACCAATTAGAAGTTGTACAAATAAGAGATATGGCAACTTTAAAAGAGTTTAAAGACTTCGTAAGGCATGCAAACGGTACTTGGTCAGCTAAAAAAGGAGCTGGTTACCATGATGACCGTGTAATGAGTACAGTTTGGGCATTAGTATTACTAGATAAATCTATTGTAGACAAATATTTTGAAGTAATTCAAGTTGACTCTAACAATAGACCTCTCAAATTAAAGCAGATTGATTTCGGTATTAAATATTATACAAACGCAAGTTCTTTATATAACGAAGCAAACGGTTCAAACTCAGCACTACCTTCTATTATGAGTGATAAAGACCAAGGTAATTCTGATTTAGATTCATTACTTGCTATAGGATATAAACCATTACAATAATGCCTGATACAAACCCAAATTTAGTTCAATCTCAACTTAATAAAAGCAGACTAGATAAGTTTCTACTTGTTTTTAACTTACCCCCTATACTTAGAAACAAAAACAACAACAATTTATCAGTTAGAAGTAATAACCTATTAAATCAAAACTCTTTACAATTTTCCGTATATGGTTCAGTGTTGCCAACAATATCAGTACCAGAATTTACAGCAGGCTATAGTGGCCAAAGCTATAAGGTATCATCAAATACAAGGCCGCCTTACCCAAACATATCGGTAAATTTTACTGTTGACAACCAATTTAACAATTACTGGGTTATCTATTATTGGCTAAACCTTTTAAACGACCAACAAGAATCTTCATACGACGTAAAACAGCCAATTCCTGATATATCAATTGTACAAGGCAACAAATTAAATCCAATTTTACAGCCCCAATCATATCAAACCGATTTTACTTTGTTCGGTAAAGATGAATATGATAATAATATAATTCAATTTACTTATACGAAAGCTTTTCCTGTATCTTTAGGAAGTATAAATTATAACTACAGGGAACCAGGCGAGATGGAAACCACATTCGAGTTTGCATTCTCGCAGTTCTTTGCACAACTTTTATAAAAGTTGGTGCGAAAATTTATAAATATAATATATGGCACTTTCAATTACGTCTCCCGGTGTACAAATTAAAGAAGTTGATATTAGTCAGACAGTAAACCTACCAACAGGTACAAATGTTTTAGTAGCAGGTTTTGCTCCTCAAGGCCCAACTGATGAAATTATCACAATTACAAGCTTATCCGAATGGCAAAGCGTATTTGGATTACCAACAAATGCAGCAGAAAGATATTTTTACCAGTCTGTAGTTCCATTATTCAATACAAACGCAATTGTTAATGCTTACAGAT